GCCATCAACCAAACACGGCAATGTAGCTCAGGTTTGGTATGACAATCGTATTGTGAATGTCTTACCCGGAGGGATCAACATCACGCTTGCGCGAATCTGGGTTGCTCGGCGTACCGATTCTCCTGGACCAGCGACTGTCGATTTCTGGGTTCGATGGGGCGAAGACATGTACGGCGACGGATTCCCCAACGGTGCGCAAATCGTCATGTCGAGTCGTACCTATAATCTCGGGACGATCAGCAAAGGACAATCCCGTTGGTTCAATCTTCCGACTGCGTTGCGTAACGATATTGAGGACGGGGCTGTTGCTGGTTCGGCTGCACCAGTGAAATCCTTCACTATTGTTCGTGATCCACCTTCTGGTACCGAAGGAACCAACACCACACACGACGCCGTGTACAACGGGTTGTATGACGATGCTCGATCATTCCAGATGCAGTTGGAGTGGACGGGATGAGTTATGACACGGGTCTGGTAACCGATGACACGGGTTTACGGCAGGATCATTGACCGTCGCACCGGAACAGGCGTGCGATGTGATGTGGTCTTCGAGCCAAGATCTTTGGGCTACATGGATCGTGGTGTGTTGATGGCGTTTCCCGGTTATCTTGCCGAGCTTGATGACGACGGTGATTTCATCCTCGATATCGAACCTGGCGTTTATCTTGTGTGTATGGAGGACACCAGGCTGGGAATTGAGGTTCCAGATACTCAACAGATCACGCTGAAGGAGCTCGTAGAAAACCAGTTCCGGTCATGATGCGGCTGGGCAGACCTCCTCAAAATGACGATGAGTTGTATCAGCTTGTCAAGACCATGTGGAACATCACGATTCCACGACACAAAGTCTGTGAAGAGCACAACGCGCCATTCGAAGCGTTTGCGCATTCGTACTTCAATCGGTCTCCACAGATTCTGATTCATGGCAGTCGAGGGCTTTCTGGGAAGTCTCGGTTGATGTCGATTCTGGGAATCACCAAAGCTGCTGTCCAGGGTTCAGATGTGAACATCCTGGGTGGATCGCTGTCCCAGTCAGCCAACATTCACGAGACCATGCGGGATGCCTGGTACTCGAAGAACGCCCCGACATTCTTGTTGACGAACCAGAACACCCAGACCTTGATCCGGCTGACCAACAATGCCAAGATCCGTCCGTTGACGGCATCACAGAAGACGGTACGTGGGCCACACCCAGCCAACCTGTTGCTGGATGAGATCGATGAGATGGACATCGATATCTTGAATGCCGCGTTGGGTCAGCCAATGCCACAGAAGAACTATCGCGGTGACATCATTCCGGCACACACATCGATGGCATCAACGTGGCAATACCCAGATAAAACGTTCGCTGAGGTCTATCAGCGATTCCAAGAAAATGGACTCCCGTTGTTCACGTGGTGTTTTAAAGACGCTGCAAACCCTATTGATGGTTGGTTAGATGAGAAGACCATTGAGCAAAAGAAACTGGAAGTCCCCGCTGAAATGTGGCGGGTTGAGTACGAACTCGGCGAGCCATCCATTGGTAACCGTGCCTTCGACACCGAAGCGGTGGAGAAGATGTTTGCCGAAGAGCCACCGAAACCTCGGAAGAAAGATAAAGACTACGAGGAATATGTGATCGAGAACTATCAGACTGCTGAAGATTACGTGATCGCTGCTGACTGGGCAAAAGAGCAGGACTTCACGGTGATCAGTGTCTGGAAGTGTTCGAAGCTTCCCATGCAACTGGTGTACTACATGAAGATGCGTCGCAGGCCGTATCCGGTAATGATCAATGCCTACAACAAGCTGCTGGAAAGCTATCATGCAGCGGCGATTCATGATGCCACTGGTCTCGGCAATGTGGTGCAGGACTACATTGACGGTCGAGCGCAGAACTTCAAGATGGTTGGTGAACGTCGAGCCAACATGCTCACCGAGTATGTCAACTGTGTTGAACGTGGGCGAGTAAAAGCACCACATATTTCTAGTGCATTTTTAGCACACAAATTTTGCACAGTCGGAGATTTGTATTCCAACGCGCAGGAATTTCATCTTCCCGATGATGTATGTAGTTTCGCACTGGCGTGGCATCTGGTGGCCAGGCGACCGGTTGCTACTGATCCGATCATTGTTCCTGCCGACCATGGTGCAACGTTCATTGAGGAAGGCATCACGAAGAATCCGAAACGGACGAATGCGCTGTGGGAAGTCGGTCAGGTCCGGCGTACATCAGAAGAGCCGGAGTCGGAATACCAGTTCATGGTGTGAGCTCCACTATCGACTGATGGGAGACAATGAAGTATGAGTACCCGACTGCCGGAAGGTGAAGTCAGCATTCTGGATGAGCTTCCAGAAAATGCTGGCGCGACCCGGTTCGGCAAGATCGAGGAGCTCGGTGCCACCGGCCTGAAACGAGCAACCGGTGTCATCGATGAGGAGTTCCTGCCCGCGCTGCGTGGTCGGAAAGCCATCGAGATCTTCCGGGAGATGTCGTTTAACGACCCGATGGTCGGGGCGTTGCTATTCACCATCGACAAGCTGCTTCGTGGCATCGAGTGGGAAGTCCAGCCGTGTGATCAAACCCCGGAGTCGGCGCAGGCTGGGGAGTTCCTGGAATCCTGCATGGACGACATGTGCTACGACGATCAGACGGAAGTGCTTACCGATACTGGCTGGAAGCTGTTCTCTCATTTGACTGATGATGATTTGGTTGCACAACGTGATTCTGATGGCACCATGAGCTATGTGCAGCCAAGACAACGGCATGTTTATGATTACGAAGGGCCGCTGTACACGTTGGACGGCAAGTCCATCAATCTCGCGGTTTCTCCGAATCATCGGTTATTAATGGCGAGGCGTACTGGCAGACAGCATGACACCAGGCAGAAGCATGATCTGGGGATTATCAGAGCAAAAGATGCTTACCGAAAAAAGGGCTGGATGTCGAAAGAGGTCCGCTGGAGTGGTGCTCTTACCGGTTACGGTCATGATTACCTAGAGCTCCTGGGGATGCTGACAGCCGATGGATGTTTTTCCGATCGTAATGTGGTGCTGATTCAGAAGGACCGCGAGTATGTTGAAGCGCTACTGAAGCGCAATATGATCACGGCGCGTACACGCGAGGTCAATGGATCGACTCAGTGGATTATCGGGGGAGCTGCTTGGGCGCAGGAACTGGCCGAAGATTTTGGCAGAGTGCAGACAGAACGCAGAATTCCTGCGTGGCTAGCCAACGCGACGCCGAGTGAAATGAATGCATTTCTGGATGGATACATTCAGGGAGATGGTTGGCACAGTAAGGATGGACGGATCAGTATTTCTACGTCATCTATTCAGATGGCCGATGATCTTCAGGTGTTGGCGATGAAGGCTGGTCGCGCGGCCACTGTCTTGGCCTATGTCCAATCTTCGGGTTTCGCTCCTGGCTCAGATATTTATCAAGTATCTATCTGGTCGGAGCGAAAGGACGCTCTTTATCCTTATGTGCGTTACGAAAATTGGGGTAGAAAAGATTATTCCGGAAAGATCTATTGCGTCTCAGTGCCGTCTGGCGTGGTCATGGTTCGTCGTCATGGTATTGCCGTATGGTCTGGAAATTCTGAGTCGTGGGACGACTTCATCTCTGAAGTGCTGTCGATGCTGACGTACGGGTTCAGCTACCACGAGATTGTCTACAAACGCCGGATCGGTCCATGGGAGAAGAATCCATCCAGACACTCGAAATACGACGATGGGCTCTACGGTTGGCGAAAGATTCCGGTTCGCTCCCAAGAAACCCTGCTGCGCTGGGTGTTCGATGAGAAAGGCGGGATCCGAGGGTTTGTCCAGCTTGCTCCACCACTGTACAAGACAGTGTTTATTCCGATTGAAAAAAGCCTGTTATTCCGTACCGGTGTGCACAAAGGGAATCCGGAAGGAAAGGCGGAAGATGTCGGTAACATCATCTGGACACCGAATGGTCAGCGAAAGTTTGGTGAGCTGAGCGTTGGTGATCTTGTTTACGGTTCGGATGGACAACCGACACGAGTAGTCGCCACTCGTCGTTTCCAGAACCGTCCTAGATATTTGATTGAAGTTGATTCTGGGGAGTTGGGAATCTACGACGCGAACCATCTCTGGCCTACCCTGTCTAACAAGCAACTCTCTGGGGATATCCCTCGTACCCCGTTATTGCGTACTGAGGAATTACTGGATGAGTTGGAGAAGGCACCATCGAATCAGCGAAAAAAGTTCCGCGTTGCTGGACCGGTGAGCGGAATTGAACGGGATCTCGTCGTGGATCCGTGGACGTTGGGGTATTGGCTGGGCAATGGTGGTCGTGGCGGTGCGCAGATGTCCTGTCATGTCGATGACGTTCCGGAGATCATTACTCGTCTGGAAGAGGTTGGATATCTAGCTAGTCCACGACGGGTAAAGGACACTAATGCTTGTGTGGTCAACGTTCGTGGTCTGAAGGTGTCGCTTCGGGAGGTCGGAGTCCTGAATAACAAGCATGTGCCCGAGGCGTACCTGAGTGCATCTGTTCAGCAGCGCAGGGATCTTCTTGCCGGTCTGCTGGATTCTGATGGTTACGGAGATGAGTTTGGGCGAGTGGAATTCTCCAACACCAACAAGGATTTGATCGATGCTGTTGCAGTTCTGGTTCGATCGTTGGGGATGAAGGCTCATGTCACACTTCGCAAGGAAGAGCGCTGGGGAACAGTCATCACTGACCACATTTGTCAACTGAAGCGGGTCTGGAACGTGAAGTTCACCCCGCATGAGCAGGTGTTCACTCTGACTCGGAAGGGACAGCACATCACATCGGGGCATCAACGCATCGGTACGCACTGGATCACTCGGATTGAACGTGTCGATGATGGTCCAACGATGTGCATTGAGGTTGATTCCGAGGATGGTATCTATCTGACTGGTGCTCAGTTCGTGACCACGCACAACTCCATCCTACGTAACGCCTACCGTCCCTGGTGGATGAAGAAACGGCTGGAAGAATTCGAAGCTATCGGGGTTGAGCGTGATCTGGCCGGTATGCCGACAATGAAGCTGCCCAGTGACTATTTGTCAGCAAAAGCGGGAACTGAGAAACACAAGGCGATGCAGGGCTATCGGAAGATGGTGCGTGGGGTTAGACGGGACGAGAATGAAGGGTTGATCTATCCGTCCGACATTGACCCGGATACCAAGCAACCGTATTTCATGTTCGAGCTGATGAATTCTGGTGGGACCAGACAGTTCGACACGAATTCGATCATCACTCGGTATGAGCAGCGGATCCTGATGACGGTGCTGGCTGATTTCATTCTGGTGGGTCATCAAGAGACTGGCTCGTATGCGCTGCACACCGACAAGACCGGCATCTTCCGGGCTTCATTGAATTCGATCGCTGACACCATTGCCGATGTGATCAACCGGTTCGCGGTGCCCAGACTGTTCGCATTGAATGCCTGGAAGCCCAGAGAGCTTCCCAGGTTTGTTCCCAGCCAGGTTGACCCGCCAGATCTTTCCGAGCTCGCACAGTTCATCTCAGCGACTGCTGGGGCCGGTATGCAGTGGTTCCCAGACCCGGAGCTGGAGAAGTTCATCAGGGATGCTGCTCGACTGCCGAAGATGACCGACGAGACGCTGGAGTTCAAGCGGATGCAGGTCCATCAGGATCAGGCGATGGAGTATGCCGGGTCGCAGATGGAGATGCTGGGGATGCAGCAGAAGGCCGAGATGACAGCTCAAGGGTTTACCCCAGAACAGGCCCAGATGCAGTCAGAGCAGCCAACCTCTGATCAGCAGAAGCAGTTCGCACAAGCTGAGATGGATGGAGAGCAGGCCAGGGCTGAGCATCCGTTTGCTCGTAAGCAACTGCAAGAGGAGCAGCGGACCACCGATCGTGACTTCGCGATGGATGAGGCAGCGAAGGAGAACGACGCGGTTCGACAAGAGCGGGCCAAAGATCTGGACATGGCTCGGGAGCGGCTGCGGGGTGATACCGACGAGAAGCGGGCTGAGCGTGGCAAGGCGAAAGACTTCGGTCGTACCACGAAGCTGGAGCGGATGAAGCAGGCTGCTACCCGTGCGAACAACAATCCGCCACCGTTCAAGAAGAAGAACCCGCTACCGAAGAGGAAGCCATGATCAGCGCATTCGGGGTGGAGCACACGATGAGCAAATCGGAAATTATCAAATCGTGGAAAAAGCTTGCTCCGAAACTGACTGCAGCAAGTGAGAAGATCACCGTGCAGGGATCCGGACGTGGTAGCGCTGGCCACAAGCATTTGTATATTGCACAACGTAGAGCGCTGAATGAGGCGAATTCACAGCAAGCGAAATTTATTCATGACCGCATTGCTCGCAAGGCTCGTGAAAAACCGAAACCAGTCGGTATGCGTGGTCCGATCGCTGAACCTGCACCACCGTTCAAGAAGTGGAAGAGGTTGCGATGACGTATTACCGAGTCCGGCCTTCTACTGGGAGAGAGCGACGACGTAAGGCCGCTCAGAGCACCGTCAGGGGCGCTGGAGCGGGTGCGCTGGGCTCTGGAGTCCTCACGTTGGCTCTGAACCGTGGACGAGGGCTCAGGACCGCTACCGAGGCCGCTGGAGCCGGTGCTGCTGTGGGAGGAGCGCTGGGATTCATGAATCCGACAAAGAAGAAGACCGTGGAAGTGATTTCGCACGCAGCGCCAGTAACGGACTACGACGATCAGGGAAAACCACATTTTCGGATTGAGCCAGTGACAGGACCAGGATTGGGACAGTTGTACCCTGCTGCCCGCTCTCGTGGACAAGATCCGGAGAGTTTTCTGTACCGTCGCGGAGTCCGGAGACGGAAGAAGAAGGAACCCCAAGTTCGCCATTTCGACAATTTCGCAAAGTGTGACACTGACTTTAACCGCGAAGCTGCGGAACAGATGTATGACCTCGTGATGAAAATGGATGATGACGAGGCCGAGATGTTCTGCACCATGGTGGTGTACGACGTGCTGATGAAGACGATTGATGATAATCATCGGACCTTGCAGCGTCATCTGGATAACACGATTGCCAAACGGATGAATGCCATCAAACGCAGTATGGCGCGTTTGCATAAGAGAAACGGACTTTCAGACGAGGCTGTGCAGTTTGTCGATGCATTGACTGAAATCGAGAAAGCAGCGAATACTTACGACTGGGATCCGCACGAACATCCACGTGACGATGTTGGTCGATTTTCAACCAAAGGCGGACGGATAAAAACGACGTTTAAGCAGCCTGCACCGGGTGAAAAGAGTACAGAAAAGAAACGTCGGCAAGCTGGCAATATTCCTCCTCCTACCGATGTGAACGGTCAACGTGTCACGCTCGATGGCGTCCAGCAAGCTCGCTATCAAAAGAACTATCAAGAGCTGGCGAATTTTCTTCGCACGGTAGCTAATACCGAAGGCGGTTATGGCACTACTCATGTGTGGGTGCAGAACGATCGTACCGGCGAAACGTATATGTTGCCGAACAAAGGAAGTCGTCCTGATCCACGTGTGTGGGATCCATCAACTGAACATTTAGTTGGAGCAGAATCGAATACACGTGATTTGACTGCTGGTGGTGCTGCGTTCAATTTGGTGCAGTCATTGGGATATGGACAAACCAGAGCGACTAACTGGCAACACGGTCTTTATACAGCCGGTGAAGGTGGTAGTGTTACTGATTTTGCCGATGAGTGGCATACCTTCGATCCAAAGGTATCGAACTCACGGCTGTATAACCGGGTCGGCGCTGGATCGAAGTTTTTGGCTGCGATTGCTCCGAACAATTCAAAGGCGCAGAACGCTGCGAAGATGGCGCAGTTTGTTGGCGATCACGGACCAGAAGCGGAACGGGTATTTGGTCCACCTACCCGAAAAGCGTTCTATCGGTATCGCGGTACTGAGAAGGGCGTGCCAGTTGCACTAGCACAGGAGGCGAACCGAAGAGCAACCGATGCTCGACCAAAGGATGACCCGGAAGCAGAGCGAACAGCACGACGACTTGCCTACGTCAAATATCTTCAAGACAAGGTGCCGACACGAGAACTTTCCGATCTGCAGTTGAAGTCTGGAAATACTGCTCCGTCTGAAGGCATACTTATTGGTGCCGATGGGAAGGCGAAGAAACTGGCGGTTGGCTATGGTGACGATCACTATCTGCCGTTTAACTTGAAGAATCTGAAAGCTCTTCGTGGTGGTGAGTATATTCGCACGCGCACTAGTGGTGGTCCGACCAGTGAAGATATCTATACCGCGATGCTGGCTGGAGCAAAAAGCTTCACAGTAGTGAGTAATGCTGGCACTTTCACGATGGAATTTGAAGACGATTTCAAGGGTGGTCGGCGGTATAACCAGAAGGCCGCCCGGATGGTTGGCCGTTATCAGCGACTACTCGATTCTGTTCGTTCTCGTCAGGTGCGCAGGCAGTACCCGAGTCCTGAGTTCGAGAAGGAAATCCGTGAGGATGTGCGGACAAAGCAGCCTTGGCTGGAGCCGGAAGAATTCGAGGCTGCGGTGCAGAAGGAGATTGATCGGCGTACCGCATCACCAAAGCTGTCCAGAGCAGAGAATGAAGAGTTCCAGCGCCAGTGGGGTGAACTAGAGTCGAATTTGGGTGATGTCGATGCAGGCACACTCAACCGGAAACGGAATGAGTTCCGGGCAGACTTTATGGAACAGCGGGCGCTGAACTATCAGCTCAACGGTGACGGCTATTTTGCTGCTATGCGTGCGCTACGAGAGCAGTTTCCCTATTACTTCAAGGAGCCGAGATACGACCGGAGAAGTCAATGGTCGACTGATTTCGGGTATGTACAACCGACGCGGAACCGGCCACGGGCCGCGCGTGCAAATTATTTCGATGTCGAACTGAACACAGGTGAGAAGGAAGAAGGAATCGGCGGAAAGAAGACTGCGCCATTTGTCAGTGCTGCGCATGTGGATTATCAAACTGGCCAAAGATCAACAGGCAGGGTCGGACCAACCGTAGCGGATGCTGTGGTGACTTCTGGTGTGACCACTCCTGAGATCACTGAGAGGAAGAAGGAAACTGCTCCGACTGGTGGAGCTATCAAGGGTGCGGGAATGCAGCAGGCTGTTCGTGAGCTACGTGCCAAAGAAGAGATGAAGAAGAAAGCTCGCGAGGTTTGGGAAGAAGTGAAGGATATTCCTTGGGAGCGGAATCCTCCTAGCTGGAGTTCGATGACTCCGGAACAGTTTGACACATATATCGATAAGGGTGATGCGATTCAAGAATTTCTACGGACTGCAC